TCACGAAATAAATCGTTGGTATAAAACCGGATATCTCAATATGGGTCTCGTAAATGGTCAAGCTAAAGATGGAACCGCATGTAAGAGCGCTTTCGAATTAGGGAGTGTACATAAGTGTTTGGTATACCATACACCTATGTTTCTCCTTAAGAAGGTTCATGATCTCTTTATCAAGAAGCATCACAATGTTCTTTGTGAAGCTGGATTACCATGGTTTATGCCACAATGGCTGGGAGGTTTAGGTATGATTCCCGTAAATGGAGAACGGACAGATGAACAACGAGTTGTTGCGTCTGTGATCCGTTCTGGTTACGGGAAGACATATAAACCCCAACTAGGCACGGAGGCGGAATGGAAAATTGAACAGGTTGCCATGCAGAAGGTCCACAATGTGGAACCGGTCGCATGGGAATTATATTCTTTCCATCCTGAAGCCCGTATGGTAGATAACCAAGAGAGATATATGAGCCTTGAAGAAAGCTGGACCAAAGCGAAGCAAGCTCTTGTATGCAACACTCTTTATTCATCCTCATTTGATGACCTCAAAGAAGCCTTCGTAGACACCGAAGCGGAAGCCCGGCGCCGTCTTAATCGGAATAGGAATGTTTGGTCGAAAGCACGAAAAGATCTAAAATCTGGAAAAGGTACCTTTTGTAGGGCCTTATCTGATATAGATCTAGATAGTGAGTTTCGACATCCTATTTTTCCGATTGTTCTTGAAGATGGCACGGAAGAGTCTGGTCCCATTACTAGCATGTGGGATTTTCAGTACTTGGACTAATGTACCGAGTGTAGGCTAGTCTACACGCCTCGCGATCTTGCGGGAGGAGGGGCTGAGGAAGATTAAACCTTGGGAACCGTGCTTAATTTGCACTTGTGTCTGGAACTATTTCCATCTCGACATATACTGAGATGCCGGTTTGAACCGTGCTAGGTATATGGGAGATAGTTTCTGGCCCAATGTGGAAATGCATGTATAGGGTCTTACGGACAGTTCGAAAAGGACATGTTCGGGTTTTCTTCAACTCCTAGTTAGAACGGAACAAACCATTTATGGATCCAAAT